GGGTTCGAATCCCTGGCCCACCGCCACTTACCCTTTAAAATCAAGGGTTTACGGCAGAAAACGAAATAGACGTGCCATCAGACGTATCAACCGCAAAACGCTCAAAACATAACCAAAACGGTTAAACTCTGAGCAATCCTTACAGAATTGTAATCTCCGATCAGCAGATCATCCGGTCATCCCATCATTGGATGACTAGGCAGGCGCTCCATTCCTGAGCGTGAAGCCAGCCAGGATAGGTCGGCGGGGGGGGTTGATTGGGTGCGGTCATATCTGGAGCCGCCCGGTCACGCAGTCACGCGCCACCAGACCGCGCCACGCCAGCAAAATCACCCGCGCCTAGCAGGCAATTTCTGGCATGAATTTTTCCGGGGCATGATGCTTGCTTGTCATGCAATACTCATTCCACCTAGCAAACATTGTGCCTGAAACTGGCTCCGGTCGGTTTGTTAAAATCGCTCAACGGCGGGGCATTGGGCAGCCCTCCACCAGCAGCGCGGCCCTAGATCACGCCACCGGCTTCAGGCCATATCGGTTTCGCACCAGCGTAGAAAGCCTTTACTCACTACCTCGGGGTCAGAATCCAGCCACCGGCAACAATGCCGCACCATCGGCCCGCACCTGCATAGATCATCAAACGCCTGTTCCGCGTCCGTGTCGTGCTTCTTGCCTTGCCAATACCCACGCGCATCATCAACCAGTAACGCCAGTGCAGCGCCCCATAGTCTGGTTTCTGCCAGACCGGAGTCATTGCCGTATTCGTAGGGGTCAAGGGGAGAGGGTGCCGCCGGTAAGCCTGCCACGTACCTACCGGCGGCAGTGTCGCGCTTCAGACCGGATGAGGTGCCAGTCATCAGCGCAGACTCTTTACAACGTGTGCCGCAAGAAAACCAGCGGCACCGCTTTACGCTCGATTGAGCGTGTCCAGTTGGTGGCGTCGGCCAGTTCTGCAATGGTCGGGCTTTCACCGACAACGGCAGTATCAGACCAGCTAAATCCGAGCGGATGCACGGCCAGGTTCACACGACTGTGAAGGATCTGTTGACCACCACCGTTACCGGAAGACGGCAGATTCTCCACCTCGGTGCCATCAGCCACCCGTGGGGCGCTCATGCCGTAACCAACCGCACCAGCGCCAAACAGGACGGAGGTGTAGGTGGTGCCGGTGGCGACTACCTTGGGCAGCGACTCGTCCATGATGACAGCCAGCCCCCGGAAGGTTGGCATGGTCAGGCTGCCCTGGGAGTCCGGAATGAACTGAATCAGGTCATCCTTCAAGGCTTTGCGGTAGGTGTCGGGATGCATGGCAATAGCTGAGAGCGTGTCCATGGCATCGCCCATGGTGCCAGCAGCGTCAATCACGGCGGCGGCACTGAAGGCGGTTTCCGTCTCGCCGGTAATGTCGAGAATCATATCTCCGGCATCGTTCGCCAGGTTGCTGGCTTCAATGCCTTGCAGGCTTGATACCAGACGTTTCTGGATCTGACGGTTCCAGTAAGCCACCACACGGCTCTGGATGCGCGCCATGGCATCGTCACCGGCAATCTCGGAAGCCAGGTTCATGGTTGACCATGAGCCATGCAAAAAGCTCTTACGCACCTTTTGCTTGAAGCTGCCGATCTTGTTCGGGGACGTCCGCTTCATCGTCTGCCAGATCCAGCCAGCCAGGGATATTGAAGGCATGAGCTCCGGCGGAAAGCTGTTCTCTGATAACGGCATTGGGAGCGAGCACACCAGATTCAGCCAGGGCGGTTTTCGCCATGGTGTTCTGAACAATGTACTGCGTGAATACTTCGGGTTCGATAATGTCGGAAAGACGTACAACGGCCATAAGAATCACCATATTGATTAAAGGTTGATTCTCGGCAAACCACGGGCTTGTGAGAGTTGCGCCACGGGCGCGAAGGGGTCAGCCAGCCGCACCGCCAGGGTACGGCTAACCGATTGATTAAATTGTACTCAATTAAGGCCGAAACGTCTAGTTGGTGCTGCCTGGCCCGTGGGTTTCTCGGTCTGGATAGGGGTTCGCACACCACCAGCAGCGCCGCCGCCGGTCGCCCCTGATCCCCTTATCATGCCGCCAATGCTCGGCACCAGCTTACACTCCCATAGCCGTTTGATTCCTTCCGGGTCGAGCTTAACCGGCACACGTTCGCCCTTGTCGTTGATCTCCACTTCCAGCGCCTCGCCGGTGGCCTTGTCGATCAGTGCATCACCCTCGCCGATGTCGTAATGGTGCGTAATCTCCCGGAACAGGGTATCCGCCATATCCGGCATGGCCACGCCTTCGAGCATGTCCTGGCGGGGTAGCTCCACCGTCACCCGATGCAATTCCGCCTTGGCCTCGTCGCGTTCGGTTTTGAGCTGTTCCAGCTCGGCGGCCAGGGCTTCGGCTTCCGCTTTGGCCCGTTTCTTCTCGCCAACGACTTCATAGTTTTTGGCCTTCAGCTTCTCGATTTCTTCTTTCAGTTGCTCAACTTCGGTCATGGTGTCACCTCGTCAGAAATGGAATTCAACGTGTGGGAGGGGTTGGTACCCAGTCAGCGCATACCGGCAGGCATCAGCCGCATGATCTGGGGCGGTGCTGTCCACGTCTTCGGGCTTTCGTGGATCTCTGGGCAGGCTTGGCACTGTTTGCCACCAAACCTGACAGTTACGGCTCACGTACAGACCAGGGCGGTCTGGGCTGCCCGCGTCAGCGAGCATACGGCGCATGACCTGCCAGCCAGCGAGGCGGGAGCCTTTTCGAGCGCGGCTGAACGATACGCCAGCCTTGCGGAACTCGTCGGCAATGCTGCCGGACTGGCTGCCGGTGTTGTTGAAAATCGCATCATCGGCCACACCACGCGGGGATGCCTTCCACTTTTTGCACATACTGAGAATGCGGTCGGCCTGATCCGGCACGGTTAGCCCTAAGCCTTGGTTCAAGTCGTCTGGGCTTGTCGTGCTTTCCTCGTCCACCAGAACAACGGAGCCTTTCGGGTAGAAATACCCGTCCGGCCCTTCCGCGCCGGGGGACTCGGCACACAGATACGTCACGGACGGCGCGGCCACTCCGAAGTCGTGAGCCAGATAAAAACGCCAGCGGTCGGTGTCCCAGTCGTCCGGCAAGGGCAGTTCCGGCCATGGGTCGATCAGAACGCGCTGTTCTTCAATGACTGAGGCGAAGTAGGCACCACGCAAAACAGACCAATCACCGTCCAGCCAGGCGCGGCCCAGCTCTGGATCAGTAGCACAACTGGCCATCAGGTTCTTGGCGTAGCGGTCGCGGTCGATGAACTCGTTGTCCCGGAAGGTGGATTCAATGCTCACGAAGTCAAAGCCGGTGGCCTCGTCCACATAGGGCTTCCACGGCTCTTTCAGGGCGTACCGGCGCACCAGCCAGGCATGACCAACGCCACCTGGGTTGGCAATCAAGATAAAGCGTGTGGGGACGCCAGCAGGGGCACGTAATGAGGAACGGAGCCGGTCCACCAGTGCGGGGCTGGCATACTGGCCTGACTCATCCACGGAGATATGTGAGAACGACTTGCCCTGATACTTCGCAAAGTCATTCTCGCGTTCGAGTTGGTCAAGCTGGATGGTCGCGCCATTGGGCAATGTGAATCGGTGTTTCTGGCCATCAAACCGGAGCTTATCGCCATAGACCTTCGTGAAGTAGGAACGGAACTCTGCCTCAAGATCCTGAAGGCCGGGGAAGGACTTGCGCACCACCAGACAGCGGGCCTCGTCTCCATGCTGTTCACAATGACGCAGAAAGATAGCGGCAAGGGTAAACGTCTTACCACCACCACGGCCACCACCTAAGAACAGATCAAACGCTTCCGGCACTGCCATGGCCTGGGCTTGCCAGGGGCTTAACTGGTCGGGGCGCTGTTCAGTTGCCATCGGTCAGCCGCTCCTGATCGACCTGTACTGCCTTCAGGTACTCGGCAGGGTCAAGGGCCGGGGGTAGGTTGAACGTCACGCTAACGCGGTCTGAGGCGCTGCCCTTGGGTTGTTTCTCTGATAGGCCATGACGTACAGCCAGCAGGGTCTGGTTGGCTTTGACATCACCTTCCATGGCCCGGGCGTACAAGGCTTCCAGCAGTTGGTCACGTTCGACTGCCAGGGCGTTTTCCCAGATCTCTTTACTGGGCTTATGCTCGGCAATGACCTTGCGGAATTGATCCAGCGGCATACCCAATGCCGTGGCGGCTGCGGATTCACTGAGCAGGCCATTAGCGGCCATGGCTTCCAGGTGGTTCTTTGCACCGGCGGGGAGCTTTTCAAAGGGTCTGGCCATCGTTATGCCTCGATTAACCTTAAGGAATGTAGGGTTATTGTCTCAAAAACTGCGGCTAGTTGATAGGTCTAATGGTACGTCTGAGTAAAAACAACTCTGGAACAACTGGTATTTGTGACTGGGTGACGGTGTAGTTAACCGCCATGCTCGGAATACGGCAGGCTGCGGCCTATGGCGGGAAATGGTTTTTGGGGCTGCTTACTGAGTCATAATGTCAGACTGTCTTGCTCAGATACTGAGCAACAAGGGGGGATGGGGGGGATAGGGGGTTAGTTTTCCCCCACTAATAATTCAGAGTAACTACTCTCCAAATCTCCAGCGGTAGAAACAAACCCCCTAAACCACTTATACCCCCTCGATTACCCCCACTTGCCAGTATTGAGCGTGCTTTCCTCCGGTCTGGATCTTGCGAAGGCGCATTCCGTTAACCAGCCGGTCAGCTCGGAATTGCAGAACCTTACCCAGCGAACGGGCGGACAACGTGCGGCCTGTCTTGTATTCCTCCACAGCATCAGCCAATCGACGTTGGTTGCTCCGTTCTCCACAAAACGCGGCGTTCTGTATTTCGA